TCAGAACTCACCGTCGCGCAGCCGGTCAGCGAGATCGTTGCGATCGCGAGGACGGCGAGCCGCCGCTTCCAGCATCTGGCGTTGCACGTCATTGGCCTTCTCCGTGGTTTCAAGGCGCTCGGCGAGGCGTCCCGCTTGCTCCCCGGAGCCGCGCAGGGCCAGCAGGAACAGCAGGACCGCGAGGGCGGTGACGCCGTAGCGAAGCGCCGCGCGCGCCCATGACGATCCGGCGAGCATGGCGAGGAGCCCGGAGATCACCGCCGCCCCCGCCGCCAGTCGTCGAGGCGGGCGTAGATCGTGACCGCGATCCCGCCGAGCGCCACGGCGATGAACACCCATCGAAGCGTGTCGAGATACGGCACGAGCGGCAGGATGGCGGTCTGGGTCTCGGCGAGGACGCTCTGCGCAACCTCGACGCCGGCCGCACCCAGCGTCGCCACGCCCGCCGCGCCACCCCCCTTCATTGTGCGGCTGTCGGCCAGCACCTCGCGCGCGGGCGGCGACTCGGCTGCAAATGCCGTCGCCCGGACCGGGAACCGCTCGCCCCACTGACGCGCGGGACCGAGGTCGACGTGCATGAAGCCGGAGCGCGGGTAGAAGCCGAAGCCGAGGAACCCGACCTCCCGCGCCGACGCCTCGAAGGCCACGGGGTCGTGGTTCGCCATGGCGATGTCGAAGGCGGCGCCATCGAGGTGCTTGGAGCGGGTCGCGCCGCCGACGGCGCGGTTGTGCTCGGGGCTGCGATAGGCGGAACGCACGATCAGCGGCTTGCCCAGCAGGTCGCGCAGCGCCTGCAGCTTGTCGAGCGCGGGTTCGTTGACGAGCAGCTTGCCGGTGCCCCGGCAGGCAATCTCGGCAGGGCTGAAGTTGGGCCAGCGCCAGGTGCTCTCCGGCACGTCGCGCCAGTGGTCGTAGAAGGTCGTGGTCATGGGGTCCTCCAGAAACGAAAAACCCGCCTCGAGGGCGGGTCATTGCGGGCCGATGAAAGGGGATGGGGCGCGGCTACGGGCCGCCGCCGAAGATCTTCAGCTTGATCGCGATGCCCGCGAGCAGCGCCAGCATGACGCCGGTGGTGATCATCCGGACCGCGGTCTGCATGGCGGTCCGGCGCACCAGCCGGATGCAGTCGACCAGGGAGCGCAGATCCCGGATGTCGAGCGCGGCCTCGTCGCCGTCGAGGCCGACATCGGCGAGCGCGCGCTTTGCACCTTCCTCGGCCGCCCGGGTCAGGATCGCCTCGAACTCGGCGTCGGGCATGCGGACGTAGCCCTCGGATCGGGGTGGGTTCATCGGGTCCTCCTTGCGCCGCTCAGCCGATCTTGCAGCCCCAGAAGGACGTGTGGTCGGCCGCGAAGTAGCCGTCCGCGACCCGGAAATATCCCTGCATCTCGACGGTATCGCCCGCGGTCAGCGGCACCATCGTCTGCAGCCAGATCGCGGTGGCGAGCGAGACATGGGTGGCGGAGATTTCGCCGAGGGAGCCGCGGATTTCCGTCGTGCCGTTCAGCACCAGCCGCCCGCGCATGCGGGCCGTGGCGCTGGCGTTGATCTTGTAGAGCAGCGTCGCGCCGAAGAGGTAGGTGCCGTCCGCGGGCGCCACGAAGTGGTTGTTCCCGGCGTCGAACGCGCCCTGATCGTTGTAGTCGGTGTTGTTGAGGCCGATCTTCGTCCAGGTCCCCACGCCCACGTAGTTGTCGTAGTTGGTGTACGCCTTGAACCGGGGCAGCCGGGGCTGGTCCACGATGCCGGTGGCGTTGTCGACGCTGAGCCCGTCGAAGAAGGTGCTGCCGTCGGCGGAGACTGCCAGGCGGAAGCGGTCCGAGCCGAAGAGGCCGACCAGCGCCTTGGTCACGAAGCCGGTCTGCAGGGTCAGGCCGAGATCGTCGCCTGCCGCCTCCTTGTTCATGGTGTAGAACAGGTCGCCGGTGCCGCCCTCGGCCACGGTCTTCGCCGTCCAGAGCGCGGCGTTCAGCTTGGCCGAGAACGGGTTCGACGCATCGGCGGTGGTGCCTAGCCCCAGGAGCGCGAGGTTCTGCAGCGCCGTGGGTGTAGTTCCGACCCAGCCCGCGCCGTCATGGACCAGCAACAGTCCCTCGTCCTCGACCCAAGCCCGCCAGCCGGACCGGGGCGGCAGGCGCAGCCAGACGCCATCGGTCCAGAGCGCGACGTTCAGGTCCCAGCCCGCCCAGTCGCCCGTTGCGCCCGAGCCGACGATGTAGCGGTCGCCATCGGCGGGAGACCCGGGCGGCGCGGTGAGGTCACGGTCGATCACCGAGAGCTGCACGAGCCCGTCTAGGAGCCGCAGCGCCTCGTTGTGGGTAACGTGTTTCTGGGCCTGCGCCGCCAGGATGTAGGGCAGCAGGAGATGGGTCGTGGCGTCGGACATGGGAAAGGCCTTCAGAACAAGTGCGTGACAGTCTTGGGCGCGCCCCGCCCGACGAGGGCCGAGAGCTGGAAGATGCGGATGTCGAGCGTGTCGCCGGGGTCGAGCGGACTGCCCCAATCGGCGGTCTGCTGGGCGGCGGTGTAGACCGCACTGGTGGTGGTCACGCTCAGCACCCGTTTGACCGTCGCGCCATCGAGGATCTCGACCTCGTAGGCTTCGAGCTCTTCTCCGAGCGGCACCTCCAGCCCGCCCCAGCTGTCGGCTGCGAGTACGCGCGACCGGCGCGTCCAGCGGATCGTCAGATCGCCAGGCGTGCGCGGTGTGCGCCACGGCTGCTCGACATGAGCGACCGAGAACGGCCGCAACCCAACGCCTGCCGGCGTGAAGGACTGCGCCACATAGGTTTCGTCGCTGACTGGGCGGCTCGCCGGACCGATGCGCCAGTTCCACGGCAGCTCGAGATCGGCCTCCGCGATCGGCAGGGACGCGAGACTATCGTCCAGCACCACCACGCGTGCGCCTGCCGGAGCCGGGTTGCCCATCGCACCTTCGGTGCCGCGCTGGCCGCGCAGGAGCCGGGTCAGGCGATACCGGCCGGGCGCGAGCAGTTCCGCCGCGCCCGCCTGCACGATCTCCCAGACGCCCGACGCGGTTTCCACCGCCAGCGCGTTCGCCCCGCCGAACAGCGTCAGGTCGGTGACGCTCTCCAGCGTGCCGGTCAGCAGATCGACGACCAGAGCATTGCCGAGGTCGAAGCGCGAGGTGGGCCCGGCGTAGAGGTCGGAGACCAGCGCCCCCTTCCGGGCGCGACTGCCGAAGGTGGTCAGCAGCTCGAACCCGTCCGTCGAGGGGCTGCGGAACACCGCCATCTCGCCGGGCCAGGGAACCGCGTGCGCCGCAATGAGGGGCCGATGCGCCGGCTGGTCCTCGGTCAGCTGCGGCAGGTCCATCAGCACCGCGTCCGGCGCGCCGAACACTACGGCGCGCGTAAGCGACGCCGCGCGCGGATCGCCGGGCGGCAGGTCGTAGGTCGCCCGATCCTGGCGCACCGCCTCGATGCCGCGCGCCTCGGCGTCGGCGATGGAGACGAGCCGCAGATCGACCAGTCGCCCGTCATGCGCAAGCCGGATCGCGTCTGCCGGATCGAGCGCCAGGCGCGAGGGCGGCAGACGGAACGCCGCGGTCTCGCGCCCCACCCAAGCCTCCATCAACGCACGGCGGCAGCGTCGCTCGGCCTCCTCGGGCGGCACCGCCATCGGGAAGGACTCGGACGCGATCCGGGTCGTGTCCACCGTGATGCGCCGCGCCTCGACGAGGGCGGCGTCGTAGTCCTCGTCGGCGCGGGCGACCTGCCATTTCAGCGCCTGCGGCAGCTCCGTCTCCTGGCCGCGCGTCAGTTCCAGCACGTCGCCCTCGCGGGCCGCGACCAGATCATCGGGTGCGAGGGTCGCGACGGAGGCCCGGCCGCGCATGATGAAGCGGATCACCCCCTCGGTCTCGACCGCGTCGAAGCCGAAGTGGCGCGACAGCGTGGTGATCGAGGCGCGCGGGCTTTCGAGCGCGGTGATCGCGTAGCCTTCCACTGCGCCCCAGAGACCGGAGACGTCGATGTGGGCTTCGGGCAGACCAGCGCGCAGGCAAAGGTGCCGGACCAGCGCCGCGATCGACACCGCTCCCAGCCGACCGGTCAGCCAGTGGCCGAGCCGCCAGTTCGCCCCGTCCGTCCAGACGTCGGTCAGCGCGGGAAAGAACGGATAGGGCCGCGCGTCCCAGGTCCAGGCGGCGCATTCCGGCACATGCACCATCCGGCCGCCGTAGACCGAGGACAGTAGGTTGTTCGCGGCATCGCCCCACCAGAGGTACGTCGCCTCGAGATAGGCGCGCTGGATGGCGTCGTCGCGCCAGCCCCGCGAAAAATGCGGCGTGAAGCTCTCCGACGACTTCGGATCGAAGAAGACGTTCGGCTGGTTGGTGCCCCGGTCGATGGCCGGGCAGCCCAGTTCGGTGAACCAGATCGGCTTGGACTCGGGCGTCCATGCCGTCCGCGTGCCGCTCTCCACACCGCCCGGGCGGTCGTAGTGCGGGTTCGACCACCAGGCGCGCAGATCCTTGTAGCGAAAGACCCAAGGCTTGCTGGCCGCGCCGTCGGTGATCGGGGTCCGCACCTGCCCGGTGCGATCGGCCGCGCTGGCATAGAACCAGTCGAAACCTTCGCCGCCTGCGATGTTCCCCTGCAGGTAGGCGCGGTCGTAGATCGCGGGCCAGCCCTCGGCCGCGTCCGCGTGCTCGAACCCGTCACGCCAATCGGAGAGCGGCATGTAGTTGTCGATCCCGACGAAATCGATCTCGGGATCGGCCCAGAGCGGGTCGAGGTGGAAGAACACGTCACCGCTGCCGTCACCCGGCTGGTGCCCGAAGTATTCCGACCAGTCGGCGGCATATCCGATCTTCGTCCCGGACCCGAGGATCGAACGGACATCCGCAAGCAGGTCCCGATAGGCCTGGACCGCCGGATAGGTACTGGCGCCCGAGCGGATCGTCGTGAGCCCGGGCATCTCGGTCCCGATCAGGAACGCATCGACACCGCCCGCCGCCGCGCAGAGATGAGCGTAGTGCAGCACCATGCGGCGCAGGCCCCAGTCGCCGGGCGCGCCGGTCCACGAAACCGACTGGCCCGAGACGCTGAAGCTCGCGGGCGTCGCCGCGCCGAACAGCGCCGAGACCTGCGTCGCGGCCGTGGCGGTCTTGTCCACCGTCCCGGCATAGCCCGCCGCCGGCGAACAGGTGATCCGCCCCCGCCAAGGGAAAGCGGGCTGGCCGGTCTCGGCGGCGTCGTCGGAATACGGGTTCGGCAGCGTGTTGCCCGGCGGCACGTCCATCAGGATGAAGGGATAGAATGTCACCCGCAGCTCGCGGGCCTTCATCTCCTGGATCGCCTGCACCACAGCGAAGTCGGATGGCGTGCCGCCATAGACGGGGCGGTCCTGGTCGTCGCGGCTGACGAGGAAGGCGTTGGCGCGGCTGACGCCGTTGACCGACCAACTGGCAGGCGTGGTCGACTTCGCGGACACCTCGACGCCGGGCCGCACCTTGCAGGATCCCGCCCGCAGATCGTCGCCGAACCACGCGACGACGAGGCTGACGCTCTCGACCGCCGGGGCCATGGCCTGCAGCCGGTCCAGCGCCTCCACCATGTCGGTGGAGTCGGCCAGCGCGTTCAGGTTCTCGGGCACCGTCGCGCCGCCATCGGTCTTGCGGATCGCCTGCGTGGCATAGGTGAACTCGCCCGAGGCCGGGATCATGGTGACGGCGCAGGTCAGCCCCTCGGCGGTGTCGGGATCGGCGAGCGGCCGGAACACCTCGAAGGACAGCTGCGGCAGGCGGTTGCCATAGGTCGAGAGCGCCAGTTCCTCGAAGACGACATAGGCGGTGCCGCGATAGGCGGGGGTGTTGGCCGCGCCCATTTTCGCCGCGATGAACGGATCGGGGCCCTGAGCCTCGTCGCCCGGATACCAGCGCCAGGTGACGCCGGAGAGGTCCATCGGCTTGCCATCGGCCCAGATGCGGCCAATCCCGGTGATCGGGCCTTCGCAGAGCGCCACGGCGAAGGAGGCGTAATAGAGATACTCGGTCGTCTTGACCTTGCCGCCCCCGCCGCCCTTGCCGCCGCCCTGCGTGGTGGTCTTCGTCTCCTCGCGGAAATCGGTCGCCCAGATGATGTTGCCGCCCATCCGCATCCGGCCATAGAGCCGCGGGATCACCGCGCCCTCGGTGGCGGAAGTGATGCGCAGCGTGTCGAGCCGCGCGCCTTCGATGCGCTGCGTGGGCGCCAGCGACGAGATGATCCAGCTGTCGACGACCGAGCCGATGGTGGAGCCGATGAAGCCGCCGATGGTGGCGGCGCTGACACCGAGGATGGCTCCGCCGATGCTGCCGCCAATGGCGGCGCCAGCCGCGCCGAGAACGAGGGTGGCCATGTCGGGGTCTCAGCGTTGTGGGAACAGGAAAGCGAAGGCGATGCGCCGCCGCCAGGATTGCGTGAGGGGTTCCTCGATCACGCCGAGCCGCTCATAGGCGTGGAGGAAGGTGGCAGGCCCGGTCAGGATGCCCACATGCTTTGAGATGGCGCGAGGCTTCATGCGGAAGAGCACCAGCGCGCCGGGACCAGCCTCGGCGGGCAACACCTCGATCATCATGGCGCGCGCGCCGTCGGCCAGCACCTCGCGCGGTCCGGTCTCGCCCCAGTCGCGGCTGTAGGGTGGGATCGGGAACGGCTCGGGGCCGACGACCTCGCGCCAAACGCCGCGGGCGAGGCCAAGGCAGTCGCAGCCGACGCCGCGAAGGCTGGCCTGGTCGTGGTAATGCGTGCCGAGCCAGGAGCGCGCAATGGCGATGACGCGGGAGGGATCGGCGGAGGTCACAGCACGGACCCCTCGTGGCCGCCGTCCTTCGTGGCGTAGCGGAGAACCGCGTCTTGGCCGGGGATGTGCGGAAAGCCGCGGAAGTTGGCGATGTTCGCGTACTTGGCCCCGCAGGTCTCCATGCGCTTGTCGCAGCCTGCACGGATCGTGAAGCCGTCACCCTCGGCGATAGCGCGCACCGGCGCTTCGAGCAGGGTCAGCACGGCGACGCCGTCGGTCACGTCATGGCCTAGCACCTCAGCTTTGCGCCCCGCATTCGCGCCGCTGGTCCATGCGATGGTCCCGAAGGTGAACAAGCCAGAGGCGAAGCCTCCGAGCCCGGAGGCGGTGAAGGCGCGGTCGCGCAAAAGGTCGATCACGGCGCCCGTGCCCTTGAAGGCGGGGTCCTCCAGATCGACGCCGCAGCGCGCATCGCCGAGCGCGGCATCGCAGGTCGCCTGGAAGGTCCGCCCGACCGTTTGGCCGAGGACATGGGCGAGCGATCGCACCTCGGCGACGAAGGCCAGCCTCCCGCGCCGGATCTGGCCGATGGCGCCGCGCCGCATCAGCACACGCTGGCTCGTGTCGGCCCAGTTCACCCGCCAGACCTCGACCTCGGCATTGTCCCAGCGGCCGTCGAGGATGTCGGTCTCGGTGATGCGGTCGGAGGTCAGCACGCCCTCGGCATCCTGCGCATCGACGGACAGGTCCGAGCCCGAGCGGACCTCGGAGGCGGTCAGCCCACTTTCTGGCTCGAAGTTGACGCCATCGAAGGTGAGCGTCCGGTCGTGGTCGGTGAAGCCGAAGCTCGTGCCGTCGGCACGCGCGATCCGCCAGCACCAGGCGAGCGTGGTCGTGCCCTCGTCGAGATGGGCCTGAAAGGCGGGAACGAGGGTCTTCATCGGCGCAGTTCCAGAAGCGGTATGGAGGTGATCGAGCCGAGCCGTTCGAGGTCGAGCGTCACGTCGAGCACGTCGGTGTCGAAGCGGACCGGCACGTCGAACTCGAAGCCGGCGGTGATCGCGACGCCAGCGCCCGGCGCAGCGTTGAAGCTGACGACGCCGGTCGTGGTATCGACCGACCAGCCGGAGGGCTGCTCGACCCCGGCGAGCGCGATGCGCACGGTGCCCGCCACCGGCTTGGCGATGGCGCGCGTCCAGGATTGCGCGCCCGAGGCATAGCGCTTGACCAGCTGGAAAGCGGTCGTCGCGCTGTCGCCGGTGCCGATCGCCTGGTCGCTGGGCGACGGCGTGCCCGAAGGCAGGCAGGACTTGTGGTCGCCCCAGTCCTTGAAGCGGAAGCCGTGCAGCCGCCCGTTGCGCGCCTCGAAGAAGGCGACGACGGCTGCGAGATCGTCCGCGCGGCGGATACCGTAGGCGACGTCGTAGCGGCGGCGCGAGTTGGCCCAGCTGGCGTTGCGTTCCTCGTCGCCCGAGGCGAGCTCGACGATTTGCGTGCGCCGCTCCGGCCCGCCCCGCGCGCCGCGACTGATGTTGTCGGGAAACCGGACCTCGTGGAACGCCATCACATGCCCCTCCGCCCGAGCGAGACGGCGCGGGCGATGTCGGCCGCCACCTGCGTGCGGGATTGGCGGAAGCTCTCGGCGTCGTGCGCCATGATGGTGACGTTGACGCCGCCGCCTGTGCCGTAGCTCTGCGCCTCACGCCGGGACAGCACGCGCTCGCCCCGCTGCAGGATCGCGGGCACTTCGTCGTGGCGAAGTCCGGCCATGCCGCCACCGTGCATCCGGGGCGCGGCGGCGAAGGCCATAGCCGGGACCATGCGCGAGGGCCCAGCCGATCCGACCATCCCGCCCGCATGCAGGACGTTGGCGTAGGTGAGCGGGGACCGTGGCCCCAGTGGGGCTGCGTAAGCCCCGCGAACGCCCGCGCCGGAGAACACGCCCGAGAGCGCATTGGCTATCGGCCCGAGGATGAAACGCCGCGCGGCCAGTTGGGCGAGACCTGCCAGCAGCGAGGTGACGAGGTCGCGGAAGTTCAGCTTGCCGGTCTTCACGAACTGGCCCACCGCGTTCTCGGCCGACTGGAATGCGCCGACGAGGCTCTGGCCGATGTCACCGCCGATGTCGCGGGCCTTGCTGGCGTAGTTGGAGAGCGCTGCGGTGACGGCCTGCCAGCCGGTGACGGCGGCCTCGGTCGCGGGCTCCGCTACCGCAGCAGCAGCTCCGGCCGCAGCACCTGCACCCGTGGCGGCGCGTCCGGCATCGCCGAGCGCCGTCTCCAGCCGCTCGGCCGCGCTGGTGGCCTCGGTCAATACATCGGCACTGGCTTCGTCGGCACCCCGCACCGCATCGCGCAGCGCCTGCCAGCTTTCGAGGGGCGCGCGAGCGCCCTCGGCGAGATCGCGCGCGGCGCTGCGGTAGACATTCGCGGACTCGAGCGCCCGGTTCGCCGCCTCGGTCAGGCCGAGATCGGGCGCGCTGAGCGGGTTGTCCTCGAAGGCCCGGTCGAAGGCCGCCTGCGCCGCCGTCGTGGCGGCACTGGCCGCGCCCTCGAAGCGGTTCTCGATCTCGCCGAGGTCGAGGTCCGGCACCAGCGAGATGCGGCGCTCCGACCCGAGCGCTTCCAGCCCTTGGTTGATGCCGCCGATGAAGCCGTTGATGCGCGAGACCACGCCGTTCAGCATCGCCTCGACGCCGTCGACGAGGCTGTTGGCCGCCTGGAACGCCAGATCGCCGATGGCGGCGGGCAGCAGACCCCAGATCGCCTTGATCGCCTCGTAGGCGCCTTCGAAGGTGTTCGCCGCGGTGTTGCCGAATCCGACGACACTCTCAATGGCGCTCTGCATGCCCGACGCGGCGTCGGCCTTCAGGTCGAAGAACATCGCCGTGGCGGCCGCGCCCGCCGCAGCGGCGCCCATCCTGATCCGCTCCCAGACCTCGACCGCGAGGTCCTTCAGGAGCGACATCGCCTCGCCGAAGCCGCCCGCGCCGGAGACGAGACGGGTAAACTGGTAGACGAGCTCGCCCGCGCCGACGATCAGCGCCCCGATGCCGGTGCGGATCAATGCGCCGCGCAGAAGGACGAGCGCTGTGGCGAGGCCACGGACCGAGAGCGCGGCAGCGGCCATGCCGGCGACCCAACGTCCCGCGAGGAACGCGGCGAAGGTGGCGGCATAGGTGGTCAGGCGGCCGATGTTGTCGAAGAGCCCGCGGATCGCGATGCCGAGCGGACCCGTGCGGCTCGCGACCGCAGCCATGGCGTTTGCGAGGGCCTCGAGCGCAGGCGCTGCGGCGACGGCGAGCTGGTTCGACAGACCGCGCCAGATCAGTCCGAGCCGGGAGATGGCATCGTTCGTGCGCTCGATCTGGTCGGCATCCTGTTCGGAAACGACGACACCGAAGGCGAGGACGTCTTCCGTCGCCTGGCGCAGCGTCGCGGTGTCGATCCGCGACATGGCAATGGAGCCTTCCTCGCCAAAAAGCTGGCCTGCGACAGCCGCGCGTTCTGCGGCGGGCACGAAGCTTTCGATGGCGGCGTTGATGGCGCCGACGCGCTGGTCCAGCGGCAGGGCGATCAGCTCGTTGGCGGAAAGGCCCAGCCGGTCCAGCGCATCGGCGGCGGGGCCGGTCCCTGCGGCCGCCTGGCTGAGCCGACGCGTCAGATCCTTGGTGGCCTGTTCGATCCCGGACATCGACACGCCCGCCAGTTCGCCCGCGCGCTCCAGCGTCTGGATCGAGGCGACCGTGGTCCCCAGCGACTGCGCGAGCTTGGCCTGCGCATCGACGGTCTGGAGGCCGGAGCGGATCATCGCCACGCCAGCGGCGGTCGCGGCGGCCACGGCAGCGGCTGCCGCTACCCGGACCCGGCGCGAGAAAGCCGCGAGCCGGGCGTTGGCCGCCTCCATCTCGCGGCTGAGCCGCCCGAAACCGCGCGACCCGGCCTCGCCCACGCCCTCCAGTTCGGCGCGCACCTGCCGTCCGCCCACGGCCGCGAGGCGGACGCTAACCCGTTTTTCCGCCATGGGAATGATCCATCTGTTCGTTGAGTTTGGCGACCATCACCGCTTCGATGACGGGCAGCAGTTCGGCCATGGCGAGCGGCGGCACGCCAAGCGCGTCACCGAGCGCCAGCGCCGCCGACATGTCCCACCCGATCACCGCGCCGGGCAGGACACGCAGCTGGCCACCGAGACGGCCGACGAGGTCCCAGACCTGCCAACCCTCCGGAGTTTCCGGACGGTTCAGCCGCGCCGGGCAGTCCGGGCAGGCTTGCGCACACACTTCGCAATAGCGCTCGCCCCCGCCGAAGGACCATTCGGCGAGAGCGCGGAGACGTTTTTTTCCTGTTCCAGCAGCAGACCCTTGGAGACATAGGTCAGCTGGAAAGCCTCGAAGATCGGCCAGACGTCGAGCAGCGCATTGATGGCCTCGGGGCTCGGATCGATGGGGTTGCCTTCGGCGTCGCCGATGCCCTCCCAGGCAAGCACCGCGCGGCGGGCAAGCGCCTTGGCGAAGGCGACGGCGCGTTCCTCGTCCGCTGCCTCCTCGGGCACCACCTCGACGGCGGGATCGCTGCGGGTCGCTACCATCAGCGCCGTGGTCAGCGGGCGCAGCTGCACCCGGACGCCGGGCGCGAGGTCATGCCAGCGCGGCGCGTTCGTCAGATCGAGCGTCAGCAT